GATATCAATAATGGTAAGCTGGTTTATCAGGTGAAGCCGTTTGAGCTTGGTACTTTGTCACCAGAGAATATCGGGGAAAAAGTTTATCAGGCTACATCAATGATACCAGCCGTTCTTCGCGATTCTGGTACATTAGCTTTGTATATGCCTTCTTACATGATTGTGTGGTACCACAAGTACAATGAACTGCATTATGCGCAGAATCAAGACTACAAGGCTAATATTATGTACGTGAAAGAATATCCGTCGGTGAAACTTATAGCAGTGCCGAACGCTGATAATCACCATCGTATTTTTTGGACGCTGGAAGGTAATATCCATACATTCGAAGATCAGCCGGGAGAAATGACGAAATTCAATATTGAGCAGCAAGACTGGACTTTGAAAGTATGGAGTAACTGGAAAGAATCTACCTGGGCTTATGCAGTAGGATTCAAATACACAAAGAAAGAAGACATGGACTATTCGCGTCAGATGATTTTCTGCAATGAATACGACCGTCCGGCATCTTATTTTATCGAAGCCGATAAGGATACGCAGCCGTCTGCAAAGTATCATACTTCTATTGTAACTGTTGCTAATACTAATCTATTGGCTATTACTGATATTGAAGATGCAGAGGTCGGGAAGATTGTTACGCTGAAATGTGGCAATACGAATAAGGGCGTTAAGATTGATAAGTCCGGTAATTTCTCCCTTATTTCGGAAGCTTGGAACCCTAAAAAGGGTGATATGATCCGTTTAATGAAACGTGATGACGGGAAATTTATTGAGATAGGCCGCGAGACTGGCGCCGCCGATGCTTTGCAGTTTGCCCCAGATGAAACAACGCCTTCTTTACAGGGTGGATCTGTTTTCGTAACAGGTGAAAATACGAAAGCTACGGCAATCACCAACTTTACAGATGCAATCGCCGGAAAAACTTACACGATCCACGGAAGTGGTAAAGAAAATGCTAGTACAATTGCAACCGGCGGAAGTTTTGTTTTAACGTCCGCCCTAACGTTAAGTACCGGTAAGTTTATCAAGCTGGTTAAAACTGACGATGGCAAGTTCTACGAAGTTGCACGCGGCTAATTATTGGTGGGGGAATATTTTCCCCTACCTATTATTAATCTCAAAAAAATAGCTATATGAAAACTTACATTAAAACATCTGTACCCAGACCGGCAGGAAGTCCGGGTAAGGGAATAACGCCTAAAGATGTTCTTACGTTGATCGACGTTGAAGACATTGTTTCTTTTCCGCCGCGTGATGGTGCCGGTGTCGTCCTGGTTGGTGATATTGTAGTAAAACCGTCGGCGTACTCTGTGGATCTTTATATTACGCCTGGTACGGTTGAACTGGCTTCTAACGGTGAAGGTGAAACCGATGCGAAAGGTTTTACGCCTTCGGTTAAAGGGAAGCATCCAGGGAATAAAAGAGAAGTGCGCGAATTTAAGACGAACTGGCTAGGTCGTCATTGTATTGCTATTTTGCAGTATTGTAACGGGGAACCAGCAGATATTATCGGATCACCATGTAACCCGATTGAAATGTCTGTGAACTATACAGGCAATAAAGATGCAAATTCTTCTGAATTTACTTTTACGCAAATTAGCAAGGGGGACGATATCGGAATTTATGAAGGCACGATCCCGCACGAAGAACCCCTGGCAGTAGTTCCGGCGGCTGCAACGGAAATAACCTTCAAAGGTACAGGGCAATATCAGCTAAGTGCCGGAGCTGCGAAAATAGCAACTGTTACAGGTGCTCAACATGGCGACGTCTTAACGTTGATTGGTATTACGGCTGGTGTTGCACCAACAGTAGAAACCGGCGCTTCGTCTGTCTTTTTATTGCAAGCTGGTAAGGTGTTCACCGCGTCACCTGGAAGCCAGATCACATTTAAGGCTTTTGATACCGGAGGTGGGGCAATGAAATTTGTTGAGCAATCAAGATACGAGGCTTAATTTTTTTACTTGTAACTACTTGTAAGCCCTGGGCAGTGATGTTCGGGGCTTTTTTAGTCCTTTGCCTGGCAATTGCCTTTTTTAATCTTTGTGTCTCACTTAATAAATTAATCAAATGAAAGAACAAATTATTTCCTATTTACAAGGGCCTAGAAACTTCGCGGAAGGTGTGGCGCTTTATGAAATATTCGGAGTAAATCGCATGTTGAAAGCTAAATTTCGGCAGATTGGAGAATGTGAAATGACTAAAGGAGCGCTTTTCGAAGAATTACGTAAGCTGGCCGGATTATCTGAAATGGATTTTTCTTCAATGCGCAGAACTGCATACAAGAAGCCGGAACCGATACCAGAAACCGTTAAATCTGTTTTGCCTAAAACGTATGTAGATGATTCACTTATCGCATTGGCTGACCGCTTCGGTGTTACTGTTGATGAACTTGTTAGCGATGAATTTATCGAGAAAGTGTTATCAGCAGACGAAAACCAAGATAAAGTAGACGAACTGGAAGAGGAACTAGAGGAAGCAAAATCAAAGTATTGTGAAGTCCCTGAAACTGTACGTAAAACAATTCGTTTCCGGGAAGAATTTCCCTTCTTAAATGAAAAGGATTGTCCGAATGAGTTTAAAATATTGGTATCAGATATGTTTTCAGCTTATGACCTGTACCGGGAAAGTCATGAGATGTTAGCCAATACACCGGATGATGTTGCAAGTGAGGAAACGTTCAGATGGGCTAAGACAGCAGTAGAAAATTATCTGGATAACCGGGAAATGTGGGAAGAACTGGAATATTACCGGGAAAATCATAAGATATTAGGGAAAGCAAAAATTATGCAGGAACTCGCTGAAAGAAATGAAATTTCAGCTTTGCCGGATCTGGATCTCGTGAAGCAACTGAATAATGCAAAGTCGAATATATCCAAAGGTAAGAATGACCTTGAAAAATCCGACAACGAAGAAAAAAAAGCAAAGGCCCAAGCGAAAATCGAAAAATGGACTAACAAAAAAGATATCCTGGAAAAAGAAATCGAAGCTAGAAAAAAAAACTAGGTTTCCATCTTTGCAAACTGGAAATAAAGCGGGCTACATGGCGAGCTATGAAAACCCGCTTTTCTCACCCGTGCGATCGATCCGAAGTCGGGATCCAGAGTCAGAAAGTAGGTGCTGAAATTCAGTCTGATTATGAACGTCTTAATATTTTAAATAATGAATAACTTACCGGTAGACTCTTTCTTTTTCGATATAGAGCAAAGGGAAGATATACAGCGAATGGCAGCGTTAGGATACAGCCCTAAAGAGATAGCAATTTATCTAGGCGTAGATGTTGATTCTTTTGTAAAGGATGCTTATATAGAGGGTACAACAATTAACGGAATAATCCGGCAGGGAATATTAGTTTCTAGGGCTAACCCGGAAATGAAACTGCATGAACAGGCCGAAGGGGGGAATATAATTGCTATTCAACAACTGGAGAAGGTGAATAGGAGACGAACATTTGAAATAATTGTAGAGCAAATCGATGAAGATGAATGTAACTAAGCCGACACGGCTAGATCTTGAAAATATAGATATTAACCAGATCACACAGATTTTATCTACTGGTGATTTAGATACCTTACCGCCAGAGGAACGCGCCTACTACGAGCTTATGGAAATGGTTAGAGGGCTAAGGGCTAGAATGAGGTATAACGGTAAGGTAATAACAAAAGCTGGGATTATCAAGTTACTTAAGTCAGAAATTTACGGTTTGTCTGACTGGATGGCCCGACAGGTTTATTCTGATTCTATAAATTTCTTCTACGCACAAGAAAATATAAGGCCGGAAGCATTTGCGAACCTATACGCCGAGAAGCTGGAAAAGTGGGCAGATTCTATGTTTCTGATGGGGAAAGGTGAAGAAGCTTCGCGTATTCTGGAACGTGCCGCTAAATTAAGGTTACGCTTTGCTTCGACTGAAACAGAAATCCCGGAAGAACTTCTAAATAAAAAACAGATAGTCATTTATACGACAAAACGATCTGATCTAGGTGTACCGGAAACGGATCGAAAAGAGCTGGAAGAGTTTATCGATGAAATTCCAGATATACCAATGATTGTACGGGATAGGCTAAAAGAAGATGCACAGATAAAGAAATTTAATCTTAAAAAACGAATGATCGAAGATGCCGAAGAGTTCAGAGAAGACGATACAGAGGATTAATACCGATGATGTTGAAGTAAGATATTCACATATTATAAAGGTACTGACGGACTGGATAGATACTACTAATCTAATCACAAGTGCCGGTCGTGGAATGGCTAAAAGTACTGTTATACAGGCCAGACGCTCTGCCGATTGTGTTTATGATATGCCAGGTGCGGCGCTTGCTTTTGCAGCTAATACCTACACGAATTTAACAGATAATATAATGCCAGCGGTAAAAACAGGCTGGGAGTTAATGGGGCTTTATGAAGGTGTACACTACATTTCTAACAAACGCCCGCCTGAATCTTGGCGAAAAAGGTGCAGTATAATAGTAGATGATTATAAAAATACTATTTCATTTTGGAATGGATCTATAATTTTTCTAGGATCCCTAGATCATCCGTCTTTGTTGGCTGGTAAGTCAGTAGTTCATTTATTCTTTGACGAAGCTAAATACGATCAAGATAAGAAGGTTAATAGAGCTATGCCGATTTTGCGTGGTGATGCCATTCGTTACGGGCATAGTCATTACTTTTTAGGGGTAACCATTACTACGGACATGCCGGATGTTTTGGAGGGAGAATATGACTGGTATTTTCGTTATGTAAAGCTGATGAAGCCAGAACGTATTCTAAAAATAGTCCAAGCGGCAGGGGAACTAAATGAACTGCGTATTAAGCTAGTACGGGAAGAAAATAAAGAATCTCCTTCTCCTGATAAACTAAGACGGATTAAAAAAAAGATAATCTATTATGAAGCTGCCTTACTTAAGATGCGGAAGGGGGAAAGTTATTTTATTAATGCTTCTAGCTTTACGAACATTGATATTCTAACAATTGGGTATATAAAGCAACTTTTTAACGGAACACTTGAATTACACGAATTTAAAAAATCGGTGGTAGGTATGCGCCCTGGGCTTCGCCGAGATATCCGTTTTTATGTGGCTTTTTCTGAAAAGCATAAATATACAGATGGTGTGTATCATGGGGAACCGGCAGTAAATTCTAGGGATCTGCGCTTTTTACACCATGATAACCCGATAGATGCAGGCGTCGATTTTGGTAATCAACTATCCCTAATCATAGGGCAGGAAGATGGTGCATATTACCGATTACATAAGAATTTTTTTGAGTTACCGCCTAATTGGTTTAGAGAATTGGCAGATCAATTCTTAGGCTTTTTCCTGAATCACGAGGAAAAGGAATTAAACTTGTATTATGATCGTGCCGGAAATAATTTTGAAAAGCAGAAAGAAGACTATGCGCGAAAATTGAAAGAAGCTATCGAGATAGACGGGGAAGGCAACCGGACAGGATGGATCGTTAATCTTATGAGTCGCAAACAAGCTAATATCCGGCAAGATGAAGAATACGACTTTATGTTGGAGCTAATGAAGGGGGAAAACAGAGCATTACCAATTCTTTTAATTGAAGCAGTTAATTGCAATGAAGCCGTGTCTAGTATTGAGAAGGCACCAGCCGGGATCCGATACAAGGGGCAGCAAAAGATAGTTTATAAGATTAAGAAGTCGGAGAAACTGGCACCTAAGAAATTGCCTATGCTTTCTACGAACTTCTCTGATGCCTTTAAATACTTAATGATGCGTAAGCTCTGGCGGCGGGCTATTAGGGGCAAAGGCAAGGCTAGTAATGCCAGCCCTTACGTGCCGGGATTCGATGACATGGAAGGGTGATGAAGGCAATTGCCCCAATAGGCCGACCTTATACCGGGGTCGGCCTTTTTTGTCGCCAAAGTTGCGAAATGTTAATAATATTAACGTAATTAATCATATTTCACATTTCAAAAAACGAGGCAATCGCCTTTCGACTTCTGAGCGGCTCGGTCTTCGGTGTGTGACTAAAAAAAAGAATACGTACCCGTTTATGCTTATTCTCTTGTTTTTCAGTGCTTTGTAGTGAGGATGAGCAAAATTTACCCTTCAAATACAGTGTTTTTCTGTTTTTTGAGACAAAAACAGGTTCAAAAACGGGAAATTCTGCACTTTTTAGATTTCACATAGATGTTATTCATGTATATTATGATTAAAAATAAAAAATATATCTCTTAAAAACTTCCACATTTGGGAATTTTTTGTATCTTTGTATCAAACAAAAAGAAGTTATGAAAATAATCGATTCTGAAAAGCTGGAAGAGTTCATAAAAAAACATGCGGATGCTAGTAACGCTATCGAAAAATGGGTAGAAAAAATAGAGGCCGCAGACTGGAAAAATCACAATGAACTGAAAAATGATTTTCTTTCAGCCGATTATGTGGGAAATAACCGGTATGTGTTCAATATCCGAGGAAATAATTATCGAATAGTTGCGATCGTTGTTTTCTTTGCTGGTAGAATGACTATTCGCTTTATTGGTACCCACAAAGAATATGATAGGATCGACGCTAAGAATTATTAAAAAGGAGGGCATTATGAAAATTAGTAGTGATTCCCAATACAGGGAATATAAAAAGGAAATGGAAGTTTTGATCCAGAAGGGAACAAAGCTTGGTGATATGGAATTGCTTTCAGAAGCAGACAAAGAAGAATTTGTACGCCTTACTGATGCGATTTATGAATGGGAGGCCGCTTATCATCCTTTGCCTGGTAAGGTATCGACAGTAATAACGGACGCTATCAAACAACGTATGAGCATAGGCAATATAAAACAGAAGGATGCCGCTAAAAAACTGGGTGTCTCTGAATCTCGTGTAAGTGAACTTTTATCCGGTAGGCGATCGCTTAATTTAAACATGGTGAAACGTTTACGCGATAATTTTGGAATATCGGCTGATTTTATTCTGGATAATATGTAAAAAGTGAAATAATAATAAGACGAGAAAGCTTTATCTAATCGGATAAAGCTTTTTTATTTGTGGCTTTTTCTCTACATTTACCAGCTAATCATAATATAATGCAGTATGAACACACTAAAGCCGAATTTTGCCACAAAAGAAGATAACGGCGTGAATCTTTTGCGTAAATCTTCAAAGATATTTTTAATAGTCTCGCAAATAGCCGGAATTATAGGGGCTTTTGCCGGGATAATGGATTTTGATAGTTTAGGAATACCGGTTATTGCAATAGCCATTTTAATCTTTGTTGCAGGGTATTTAGTACGTGGTTTTGCTTTATGTATTGCTACGATTGCGGAAAATTCCGAAAAACATAAAGAGTAGCCAGTTAATCAGAATATATCTATTTATTTATAGGGTGCATCGGGAACGGTGTGCCCTTTCTTTTGTCCTTTACCTACACATCTTAAAAGCTCATATTTGCCTAAAAATAGAGCAATATGAATGAAATATTAATTACTACAGTAATCAGTTCTATTTGTACTGGTGGTATTACTTGGCTTTTTACTCTAAAATATACTAGGAAACAGGCCGAAGCTGATGCGATGCTATCCGTGCAAAACGTATATCAGCAGATAATTGAAGATCTTAAAACGGATCGGGTGGAGTTGAAAGAAAATATCAAGGAACTGGCGCTAAAGGTGAGTGAGAACGAACGAGAAATTAAAGCAATGAAGCCGAATCTTTGCGGGCGGAAGGCATGTACACAAAGAATACCAATCAATTAATTATATGAAAAAATATGCTTTGTATATTGTACTATCGGGAGTCTTCCTTGCTAGTTGTAGCCGCGCAACGATCGATCACCGGAAAACAAATGAAACGGTATTGTCAGACAGCGTTAAAGCTCGCACAGATACGCGAGAGGAACAAGATAAGCAGCAGGGACATAGTACAGAACGTAATACTAGAACTGACGAGGAAAACCGCGTCGTTATTAAATTTGATACGGAAAAGCCAGTTACGAAAGAAACAGGTTTACCACCAATCAAAGAAATCTCTTTTACCGGTTCCACCACTAATCAAGAAAAAGAACTTTATACGGAGATCGACACGGAGAAAAATATAAAATCAGTAATAAACGATTCAACAGCAGTAAATCGTAAGACTGATAAGAAAGAAGATATTAAGACGAGCAAAGAAATTAAGCCTTCGACTAGTTTATGGAAGGCTTTGTTATATATCTGCCTTATTGTTTTCTCCTATTATTTATTTGATGTATTGCGGGCACACTGGCCGAAAATAAAACAGTTATGGCGAAGGGTATTCAAACTATAAACCTATATACCGCTATCGAGCAGATGAAGCAAATTTCCGCAGATGGTGACACTTTTTCTATAACATTTAGAAAATACGATCGTCAGCGGAGATCTGGCGGGGATTCGGTTAGGTTGAAATGTGCTAGATTACGGCCTAAAACATAGGATGCAGAGATAGAAAATTCTAGCTATAAATTATTTCTAACTGATACAGAAACAGGCAAACCGCTAAATTGTTGGCAAATACTTGTTACAGAGTTCAACGGGATCAAAATTTACGTTTAATATGGAAATCAGAAGAACAGGCAATTTCGGATTTATAGATACAGGGGAAGGACAATTAATTTCCTTTGCCATGGGGAAAGGCTGGGCGCCTTCTTCTATTAATTTTAGCAGGCCGGATAGTTGGCAGACTAAGAAAATAAGAGTTAATGGAATTGATATCGTGCCGATGGGCGCTAATAACGACTTACCAGGAGACGTACAGCGTTTACTAGATAATTTTTACGGTGGGGAAGGTATCATGGGGAAAATACAGGGCCTACAATGGGGAGAAGGCCCGCGTTTTTTTGAAGATGCCATCGACGAAGGAAATAATAAGTTTTATCGGAAATGGATACTAGATGATAAGATCCAGGAAGATTTAGAGCGCTGGGATCATCGCGAGTTTATGTTACGATCCTTAGTTGATCTTATCCACATGCAGGGGTTTTGGACTAAGTTTATTAGAAACCGGGGGCCGCGTATTGGTGCAGCAGGTAAATTTCTAAAGTTGGAACATATACCTTATAAAAAATGCCGTTTTGAATATCCAGACGATAACCACGACTTTCCGCAAAATGTATATGTAGGTGATTGGCCGTTTCCGGATCCTACTAAATTGGCTAAATATCCGGTTTTTAACCCGGCAGATCCTTTTAAACATCCGATATCAGTTGGCTATTTCAATATTTATTCTTTTTGTAAAGATTTCGTAAGCACACCTCGTTTTCTTGGCGCTTTCCCATGGCTAGAGCTGGCCGGTACGATTGCGCCATTACTGGCCGCTTATAATGCTAATTCGTCGGCCTTAAGCTTGCACATTGAGAGCCCGCAGGGATATTGGGATGCAGCGGAAGAACGAATAAAAGACATTTGCAAGCGTAAAGGTATTGCTTATTCCGCTAAAATGCTGGAAGACTTTAAAGATGAAGCAATGGAAAAGTATGCGGCAGGTGTTACCGGACGCCAGAATGTCGGTAAATATATGCACACTACTAAATTTTGGAACGCGGAAGCCAATAACTTTGAAGGATGGACGATCACGCCTATCGATAAAAAGATAAAAGAGTATATCGAGAGCCAGATAAAAATAGCTAATAAGGCGGATGCTGCGGCGACTTCTGGTTTTGGGCTGGATCCAGTTTTATCAAACCTTATCATGGAAAATAAGTTATCCAGCGGATCCGAGAAGCTTTATTCTATAAAGGTTTATAATGCCAGTGAAACAGCTATACCGGATATGATACTTTGTAAACCGTTGATGCACTATATACGTGCGAATTTTCCGGGAAGTAAGACGCAAATAGGGCTTTATCGAAGTATTGTCAATGCGGAAGAGAACATTTCACCAAGTAGCAGAGTAAAAGAAAATGCGTAAACTTTTTGCGTCAGACATACCCAAAGAACCGGAATTACCTTTGCATGTCGATTCAGGGCCGGAAGAAACTACGGAAGCAGCAGAACAGCCAGGGAAACATGTACAATGTAAAAGGATGAAAGGGCGGCATTTCGATAAACGTGTAAAAAGTGAACTTGCACTAGAAAAGGAATTACCCTGGCATTTTGAACCGGGATGTTCCTATCACTGTATCAGCTTTGGGGATGTGGATAGCTTAACTTATTTACGTGCCATAGTCAAACAGCAGAAGATCGAATATTGCCTAATATCTACCTGGTGTATGGCTATTACTGATGCAAAGGAAATTGAAAACTGGATTGAAAAAGGATATATCGGACGAATTGATTTTTATGTGGGTGAAATTTTCCAGGGAAGTTATTCCGGTGTTTATTCCTATCTAAAGGATGTAGCAAAAAGGAATAATGGGCGGATCTGCATATTTAAGAATCATAGTAAAGTAATGGCCGGTTTTGGGGAACATTTCGATTTTGTTATCGAAAGTTCTGCAAATATCAACACAAATCCCAGGTGTGAACAGGCTACAATAACGATCGATACCGGACTATCCTGTTTTTATAAAGACTTTTTCGATGAAGTGAATAGCTTTAACGGAGACTTTGAAGGGTGGAATAAGTATGAATTTAACCAGAATAAGAAGTGATGAAAACAATCTTTGATAAAAATAACAATGGTACGTCGGAGCTAGTCGAAGCGCTAGGAATGATTGACGCTGCAACCGATTTCTCTAAGTGGAAACCTTACATACCATTAAGTGTAAGGCGCTTAACAGCTATCATAGGGCCGGAAGTTTACGACAAAGTGGTAGAATTTTATCACTCTACGGAGCCAGATTCAAAAACAGAAGAAAAGTATAATACTCTTCTTTTGTTGATGCAGCAGTCCGTAGCTTTATTTACATGGATCAAGATTATCCCCACACTAGACGCCCAACACGGGAACACAGGCCGGCAAAAGCGGTTAGGTGAACATGAAAAGGGACTTACTGCCATACAGGAATATAAAGACGAAACAAATATCCTTAATCTGGCTTATGAATCGGTAGACGCTTTGATCGCTTATTTAGATAAAGAGAACTTCGATTTCTGGTTGAAGTCAGAGAAGAAAAGAGCTATAAATCAGCTCTTAATAAGAAGCAAAGAAAAATTCGATATTTATTATACAATCGGGAGCCATCGTCTTTTTTTAACTCTTATACCGATTATCCGGGAAATGCAAGATCGCTATATTGTCCCGATAATTACGCGGAAGCGGTACGAACAGTTACTTTCAGGGAATGAACTAGGCGAAGACTTTAACGATGCAGTATGCAGACCTTTGGCCCTTCTAACGATGCAGAAGGCAGTTGAACGTTTGCCTGTTGAAGTTCTTCCAGATGGGGTAGTTCAGGTACAACAGGCCGGAACCGTTAAAGAAAAGATTAAGGCCGAAGCCGAAGCCAGGAAAGCAGTGTCTAAAAGTCTGGGAGACGATGCGGGAAAAGATCTTATAGCGTTACAAGACTTTATCGCTACTATTGAAGCCGAACCGGATGAACCGGATTTGTATTTACCTAAAGCAACTATACAATCTAAAGGTATAACGTTTTAGTATGCAAGAGTTTACGTATAATAATAAAACTAGGATGATCCCGGAAGATCTGGAAGAACTTTCGCCAGAACAATATTATCGATATTTGGAACTTGTAATAATGATGAATACCGATAACATTTCACCTTTTGAAATGAAATGCAAGCTTATTTCTTTACTCTTAAATATGAAGTGTAACTTTGTAATGTGCAGAGAGTCAATCGTTAATGAAATAAATGCCCAACTGGGCAAAATGAACTGTTTTTTTTATATAAAAGAGGAAGGGGATAAAGTAATTTACGATCCACATATTAAGACGGGACGTAATTTATTACCATCATATAAAGGCTGGATAGGGCCAGAAGATATGCTTAATGATATTACATACGGGCAATTTGTACAATGCCTAAACCTGGTTAGGGCAATGGAAGTAACCAGAAGGGATAAGGATAACGAGCAAGCAGATTATTTAATGTCTGAATTTGGTAGGATACTTTATAAGAACGAAGATCCCAAAGCAGGGGAAATACCGCCGCTGGTATGCTTTCACTCTTATATCTTCTTTTGTGCAGTATGGGAGTTGATTTGCACCGTTCCCATTCCGATAAATGGCGAGGAAATCAACTTTTCTATTTTATTTCAGGAACAAGGGGAAAAAAGGATTGATGATAAAACGGGGTGGATAGGGATCTCCTTTGAAATTGCATCTTCTGGCGTTTTTGGCAATGTGAAACAGATTAATGAAACTCCCTTTTGGGACATTTTACTATATCTGTATAAATGTCGTTTTGAATCTTTACACAATAAAAAATAGTATATAATGAAAACAAGTGATGCAGCAAAACAGGCCATAGGAACTTTTGAAGGCTTGAAATTGAAAGCGTATCGGTGCCCTAGCGGAGTCCTAACAATTGGGTACGGTCACACTAAAGGAGTATATGAAGGTATGCAAATAACCAAAGAGCAGGCACTAACCTTTCTTGCTTTGGATTTAGCGGATGTTGAAAGGAATCTTAATACCCGCTTCCCCTCAATCAGTCAAAACAAATTTGATGCGATGATAAGTCTTTCATTTAACATCGGGATCCAGGCATTTAATACATCCACTTTGTATCGTAAAGCAAAAGCGAATCTAAATGATCCGAGTATTCGGATAGAGTTTATGAAATGGGTACACAGCAAAGGAAAGGTACTTCCTGGACTGGTAGAGCGTAGAACGTGGGAAGCAAACCTTTATTTTTCTTAGCCATGGTAGATTTACAAGAGTATGAAAATTATTGGAACGGGATTCGGAATCGGATCCCGGAAATAAAAAAAGTAATTCCGGCTACTTTTGAACCGGATATGGGGAATGTAGTACAGGGACTTAAGCCGGAAGAACTTCCAGTACTGTTTTTCATTATTCCTAATGCACAAGGGAAAAGTAAAGACATCGATAATATATCGGAAGCGAATCTTTGTGTTATTCTGATAATGGATAAGACGGATCCGCAAAGGAAGAAAGCTTATCAGGTGCAAAAGGAAACACAACCTATCGCAGAAAAGATAAAAAAACGTATCCTGGAAGATAAAGCCATAGGGTGCCATCTATTTAAAAATCTGGATTTATCCAGTTTATCGACAATTCCAGAAGCTAGTTTTTATTCGATTTTTGCAGGGTGGAGCATAGCTTTTCAATTTGATACGGAATGAATGAGGAAGATCTAATTAAACAGGAATTTATACGGGAAAATATCGAGAGAGACTTCCGGGCTATTTTTGAAGCACAACGTTTGATCGCTTTAGAAAGGATATATAGTCGTGCCAGCTATTCCCAAACAGGGCAAAACCTATCACAAAGAAGATCTGGCGAATTATTGAGGGCTTTACAGAATCCACGTTATAGTATGGAGCTTTCCGGCACTGGTGTTATTGCAACTTCTAATATTCCGCTTTATATTCGTTTCCTGGATATGAAAGAACACGGGAACTATGCCATCTATAACCGGCAAATATGGGGTATCCTTTATAACAACACTCTTATGAATATACGTGACGGGTACGGGAAAGAAGTACGCGACCGTATTTTTGCCCAACTACAAGGGGCTTTCCCATAGTATTTTAAAGGCCAAATGGCCTTTTTTTGTGTCCTTTATCTTCGTAATTTGGCTGTTTACCTGTGCTTTAAAATATAAGATCATGGGAAAATTACAACCGGATTATATCACCTGGACGCTATCGCTTAACGCTGGGGGCTTACAAAAGGAAATCCTAAGAATAAAGAATAATAGTAAGGATCTTAAGGATGAAAATAAACTCCTTAAAGAGTCCATGAAGGAACTTACTTTACAAGGGAAATACCAAGGTAAGGAATACCAGCAGCTAGAAGCAAAACTTAAGGCGAATAATCGTGCTATCGGGGAAAACAACGAAAAAATAAAGCAGTGTGAAAGCCGCTTAAGCAATGTAAATAAGTCGTATGCACAATTATCGAAACAGGCGAAGAAATTGCAGTCTGATTTAGATAATACGGTGAAAGCACTGCAACCGGAAGAATATGCCCGGCTAGAAACTGAACTGGCGAAAACAAAAGCTGCAATGGAGCAGCTTAAGCCCAGAACGGAAGCCGTGAAAGAATCTTTCTTTAGCCTTAGTAAAATGAAAGCTACCGTAGTCGGTTTCTTCGTGGGAATAGGCGCTAGTATTAGTTCATTTTTTACTAATGCTATTTCAAATGCGAAAGAATGGGTGAAAGAAGGAACGAAACTGGCGGCTAATGCTGACGGGGTAAGACATGCTTTTGAGAAGTTGAACCGACCAGGGCTTTTGGATGATTTAAGGGAAGCGACGAAAAACACTGTTAATGATCTGGAATTAATGAAGGCGGCAGTACAGGCAAAGGATTTTCGGATCCCGCTTGAAGATCTGGGGAAATACTTGCAGTTCGCGCAAATGAAAGCACAACAGACCGGGCAATCGGTTGAATATATGACTAATTCGATTGTTACAGGTTTAGGCCGTAAGTCGCTTCTTATATTGGATAATCTGGGCTTATCAGCCGCCGAAATAAATGAAGAAATTGCGATAACGGGGGATCTGATGAAAGCAGTTGCAAATATTGTAGATCGGCAGTTATCCAAAGCCGGTGAAAACTATGTTTCAGCAGCCGATAAAGCCGCACAAAAAACGGCAGAACTGCAAAATCGACAAATGGAGATAGGGCGTCTTCTTCTTCCTCTAAAATCTGCATGGGGGAACTTATTTCATACGGTTAAGATCGGTTTTGCGGATGCGACAGTGTGGATACTAGAACACAAGGACAGTATTATAACGGTCGTGTCAGTAGTAACCGGGCTTATCGTTGTCTATAAATCCGTCACATTGCTTCAAAAAACTTGGAATGGGCTCTTAATGGTGGGCAAAGCTATTAATCTGGCTTATACCTCAATTATGGCTTTACAGGCTGGTAATACTCTTCGGAGTGCGGCGGCTATGAGACTGTATAATGCTTCGGTAACATCTAACAATGTAATAGTAAAGGCGTGTACTGCATCTACTTATTTGTTTGCCGCAGCAAAAGCCGTTCTCACTGGAAACATTGATAAGGCTCGGATAGCGATGCAGGCTTTTTATGCACTTACCAAGATAAGTCCATTAGCCATACTAATAACCGTAATTGCAGCTATTACGTACAAACTAACATCTTATAGAAGGGAATTAACAGCAACGGAGAAAGCAGAACGTAGTTTACTTAAGATCCGGGGAGAGGCGGCAGATTCCGTGGCTTCTGAACATCGAGAATTGAACACTCTTTTAGGAATTGCCCGAAACGAAAAGATTAGTAAGGAACAACGCATTGCAGCAATTAAGCAGCTAAATGAATTAAGCCCGGAGTATCTGGGTAACTTGACCTTGGAAACAATCAATACCAAAGAGGCTACAACGGCATGTAAGAGCTATGCGGATAACCTATTGTCTCTTGCCAGGATTCGATCAGCCAATTCCAGACTAGAGGAAATCCAGCAGGAAAAACGTGCCCTGCAAGATCAACGAAAGGATATTAATGCAAATCGTAATCTTTGGGATAGTTTTAAATTAGGGCTTGCTAAAGGCTTTAATTCGTTATCCGTAGCAGTTAAAGGCTATTCTGATACCTGGTCTGATAATGTCATTAATGATTATTTCGGCAGAGAATTTAACCGGATACAGGAACTTTCAGAAGAGGAACAGAAATTAACGGATGAAATTAAAACGTCACAGGAAGATATCATTAAGGTTAATGCTGAATCTACCCAAAAAGAAAAGGATTTAGTAGCAGCTAAGAAGGAGGAAATAGCGCTGGCCGAACGTGAGATCGCTTCAACACCGGAACTTTTGAAAGCGAAAAATAAAAAAATTGCGAAGCTGAAAGAAGAACTTGAAGCCTTGCAGGATCTAGGAGTAAATAAGAAAAAGAAACCAGGTGATTTTAATTCAGAAATAGATAAGGCTTTGGCTGGTTTGGATAATAAACACGATCAGGAGCTCTTAAAGATACGGGAGGCTAAAGAGAAGGAGCAACAGACGGAAGCACAATATAATAAAGCGGTACTGGCAGAGGATCAGCGCTATTATACGGAACGCTTGGAAGCACTTAAGAAACTGG